TAGGCTTTTTCGTAAGTGTCATAGTCGATGGTCATTCGCCAAAACTCGTTTATGAAACCTTCTTTGGTGTTGAGAATTTGGTAGTGGGGTTCTACTTTTGGATGTTGGGTTTTCATTATTTCTTTATTTTATGCAGTTAAAACTTCAAACATACTATCATCAGCGCCGTGCCCTTCGGTAAGGTATTCGCCAAATGCCATGATATCAGCTACCACGCCATCAATCTTTTCCTTACTCTTGGCTTTGTCGGGTTTCTCATCTCCACTTGCATTGCGCTGTATCTCAACATTGGAAATCATCCAACGTAAAATCGGATCACCTCCATGGTTCAATTCTTTCCTAAAAATAATTGTCTTGTACTCTTTTGTGGGTGAACTCATCGAGCCAAACCCCTGACCAAATGGTGACATCTCCATATCATCCTCCATAAGGTTATTGACCAATTGGCTTGAGTTCCAACGATCGAATGCGATGGATGCAAGATCAACATGATCAGAGATACAAGATTCATCGTGTTCAACCACGCCATCAGACACATAGTACCCTGTGATTCTTCGTCTGATATAATCATAATCAACTGTGTTGCCGGGTGTTGTTTCCATCAGTCCTTCTCTTGCCCATGTTTCATAAGGGACTCCATCACGCTTGGTTCTTTCTCTTACATTGTCTTCAGGAATGAAGTAGAAGCGTTTTGTTGTGTGATATTTTTCGCCAGGAAAGAACAACGACAATACAGTAATATCTTCTCTGGAAGAGAGGTCTAGCGCACCATAGCACAACCGACCTTCCAAATCTTCCCACTTAACTGGCTCAATATTGCACTCCATAAAGACTGAATCTTTGATCCAAACCTCGCTGGCATCTGTCCACATATTCATATTCTTTGTGAGGAAATCTACCAGCTGGGTGGGGTCGTTCTTTACCCTTTGCAATCTTCTTTCAATAAAGCTTCGGGTGGTGTCGATAGTTTCTATGGATGGATTTGATTTAATCCAATTCTTTGGATCTTCATAATCATCATCTTTATCTAAAGAAAAGATCATGGCAAAGGTATCATCCTGTTCAATCACTCCATCCAATATCTGTTCACACACCCCACGCATACGGTAACATGGACCAAGTTTATTAAATCCAGCCGTGGTGATTACGAACATCAAGGGGTTTTCACGTGCACCCATACCGGACTCAATTACGTTGTAAAGAGAATCGTCTTTGAATGCGTGGAACTCATCAATGATTCCACCGTGTGGGTTTAATCCATCTTGCTTGTCTGAGTCGCTTGCCAGAGGTTCAAACTTTGCAACCATTTCAATGCTGTGCATGTTGTGCTGGTACGGTGTGATAACTTGAAGTAAAGAAGGTGACTTGTTCACCATATTCTTAGCTTCATCAAATGCGATTTTCGCCTGTGGCTTTTTCGTTGCTGCCACATAAACCTCAGCACCCATCTCACCATCGGCGACCATCAGCATAAGACCAACACCAGCTGCCACAGTTGTCTTTCCATTTTTACGAGCAACCTCTATGTAGGCTGTGTTGAATCTTCTCTTACCATTTGCCCAATACCAACCGAACAGATTCCAGATAATAAACGCTTGCCACGGGTCCAACTCAAACACTTTGCCAGCCCACTTACCTTTTGAATGGCGAAGGAAGGTAGGGAAGAAACGACAGGCACGAGCTGCCTTGTTTTTGTCAAACTTCAAACCTCTTGCAAGCTGAGTGTCGAGGTCATGAAAGTATCTCTCAACCGTTTTCTTAACAAGTTCACCTGTCACTATCTTACCTGATCGTACATCCAATGCGTATTGGTGCGCTACGTGCTTCATTCTTATTTTGGTTAAAAGTTTAGTAAAGGATTGGTTTCTGTTTGTCCTGGCATCTTAATCCTTCCAGCACTGGCAGGAGTAATACCCAACTCCACGGCCATCTTCTTTATATTCTCAAAGTACTGACTGGCTGCCTTGTCTTTGTCTTTTCTCACTTTCCTTTTATTGCCCTGCTTATCTTTGTGGTCATCATAACGCCCTTCTGTTGCAAGCTCCTCCTGCGCTTCCCAATACAACCCCAACTCATTGGCATACATCACAACGATAGGAATATTTACTTCGTTCAACAAACCAAGTAAAGCCATTTGCTGCGTGGTTGTCCTATAGGCGCGCTTGCCATACTTATTCATGTAACTTGGAGCTGGTGGAATCTTTGTCACTCTTTCAAATTCAACAGCATTGCTCATCCTACATGGTTGATCAGTTCCTGTTAACTTTTTTAATGCATCTGGTTTTCTTGGTCTTCCTGCCATGGATATATTTGTTTTGATTTCCCTTAATTTTGCATGTGCGTCTAAATGACTTGGGGGCGGTCTTCAGAAGCAACCCTGTAGAGATTTACCCCCCTACCCCCTTATCTGTTTTATTTTCAAATAGATACAAGAAGTTGCACCCCCTGTTTTTCTTTGTCCAATTTAGGGCAAAACTACCCTCAAAACAATGTTTCTATTTAACAAAATGCAACATCAATAAACTAAATGCTTTTTTGTATGTGTGTTTAATTGTTGTGTGTTTTAATAGCTTATTCACATTGTTTTATTCGTTATTTGGTGTTGCTTTGTTTTAGTTGATGGATTGTGTGATTAAAGGGTTGATGCCTTTAAATCTTCTTATTTCAATCTATTTGCAATATCTTATCAACTCTATCCCCTTCAAACTTTTTTAAAACTTTTTCTGATTGAACTTGACGAAGGTAGATCTGAGTTGTTGATACATCTGCGTGCCCCATCATTGTTGATACATCTAATAATGGAACACCAGCAATGAGGGCGTGCGATGCGAATGTATGTCTGAGCGAATGCGCTGTAATCTTCTTATCATTGATGCCTACACTGTTGAGATAGTGACGGACCATCACACTGATAGTGTACGGCTTCATTGGACTTCCCATTGAATAATTGCTGTAATTGCAAAACAATGGATCTTCATCTGATACGTTGCCTCTCAGTTTTAAATATTTCTGAATTGCTGCGATGGTGCTGGTGGACAATGGAACCTTGCTATCTTTATCAGATTGCCCCTTACGCTGGATGTACAGATAATCATTTACAATATCGCCAACACTGGCACGTGTTACCTCAATGGCTCTCAATCCACTTGTCAACATCAATCGCATTATTGCTCGATCTCTTATTCCTTTCTCAGACTCTTCATCAGGAGCATTGAGCAGCAAATGTATTTGCTCGGTTGCAAGATACTTCTTGCGATGCCCTGCTGCTCTCCTCACAGCTCTTACACCTTCGGTGGGGTTGGTGTGATAATACTTTTTTTGATACAACCATTTGTAATACAAACGAAGAGCAGTGAGGTAGTTGTTCACAGTCTTACCAGTATGCTTAGTGGTTAAATGACTTTTATACTCCATAACATGAATTCGACTTACAGCATCATGACTATAACCTTGAGAACTTAACCAACGAAACCACTGAGTGAGAATGTTTCTGTAAACGTTTTTGCTTCGTTCACTTACATCTCTCTCCTGGAGAAAATCTTTCAGCAACTCATCTGTCGTCTTGGTTGTTTTCATCTGTGCGCTTCTCTTCCTGATTTCCTATTATGGCATCTACTGTTCATTGATTTGAAATTGGATGGATCTAATGGTTCACCACCTTGATTGATCGGAATAATGTGGTCAACTGTATTAGCATCTAAAGGGACTGGCAATCTCTTGCAGTCATCACATTGGCAATATGGTTCGTCAAACAATTGGTTTGCCCGTGCCAACTTCCATGCAGTAGAATTATAGAAGCTTTTATTGTGACTGACCCTCCTTGCAAATGGTGTGCGATCCTTTTTAGGCTCCCACGGTCGTTTTTTTATCTTTGGTTTTAATGGCATGTTTACATTTTTTAACCTAACAGGATATTATCGACAATTGTGTTTATATAGTTGTTATAGGAAATTTAAATCAGCCTCAATACTTGATAGAGGAATTGAAGTCTCCCATGTTTGGCCGAAATTGGAATGCTTAACTAATAGAAAGTCGTTTTTAATTTCGCAATCAGCAGTAAAAACTAAT